GTTAGAAGTTGTTCTGATCAATGAATGAATGGCTTCGTGCAATTCTCTGGTTGAGAGTTCGTTAGTTTGCCATTCAGCGTTATGAACTAGAATCTCACTATTGTCTTCATTTAGAATGAGCTCAGTTCCTGCATGTTCTCCAGCTGCATGCTCATTTAAAAGGATTGCTACATGGTCAAAATTAAATCCTTTGCCTTCACGTGTGAATTTCTTACCGAAATCATCGGTACCAGTTTTATTAATAACTTGATTTATTGTTAATCCTGTAGATACCCCAATTCTTTCGCCGGCTTCAATTCGTCTAATAGTTTCTTTTCCAGCTTCTGAATTGTTAGCAATTTCCTCATCAAGCATAAAATCAACAAACACACGCTTTCCTTTCTTTCTAGGAGTGCGAAGAAATCCGCCAATATTTTGCTTATTGTTTGCTACAGGATGAAATGCCGGAACGCCAACGCCGTTAACCTCTGGATGTCCGTTAGGAGCTGGCAACATGTTTAATTGCATGAAGCTGTTAGTAACTTCTTTGTTAGAATAAAACAAATTGTTCATAGTAATGTCACCGCGAATAGGCATCATTGTAGTAACGATATGCGATCGCCCGTCTATAGTTTCGCGCTTGAATTTTCCTGATGTTCTAGAATTGATTAATATTTTTAGTGGTTTTAACATAAAAATCCCTTACCATTTGGTCATATAATACATTATTTAGTGTTTTTAGCCAACTCTTTGGCCTTGTCTTGCTAAAAGCATCTCTCGCTCTTTCTTAAATTGCTTATTTACTTTCTTTGTATCTTTGCTTTCTACAACTACTTTCAAGCCGCATCTACAATTCCATGGAGATATATTTATATTGACTTCAGCTTGTTCAGGTGTGAATTTTAACCCATGCCATCCAGCATGAAGATGACGAACCACAGAATCATTCCGAGTTATCCACCGTACTTTAACTGATTCATCAAGTGACGCCTCAAGCTCCTGGGCTTGGAGTGTGGTCGCTCTTTGTGCTGCTTGCGTAATCTCGGTTGTTGCAATCCTTCTTGCACTGGACGCTGAAAAACCTATACGATCTTTTAATAAAGCAATCAGTTTATCTCTGCTGAGTTTGCCATGATTATCATGAATGATTGACCTTGTATCTTTTATTAACCCTTGAACCCATCCTGTTAAGGCGTCATTTGCTCTTATATGGAGAAAGTTTAATTCATTCCGATGGGATGGCATTAACAAAACGCCAACTGTAGATACGCTGAATAGAAAGATAACCTCTAGTTCTTCAGTGGTGAAAAGGGATTTTGATTCAGCGATAGCTCTTTGTAATGATCGCTCATATGCCTGGGTTTGATATTTGTTCTGCCAGGATCCACGGTCATCACCCAATAGAATCAGATTAGCCAAAAACTCATAAGTTTCTAGAAAGCGATCTATTTCAGCCTGCTCTGGGTCAGTGATGTTGGTGGTTATTGAGCTAAGTGGTATTTTTTTTACAGCCGAAAAGAACCTTGACCATCGTTTTGATATTTCACGATTCCAAGCCTTTTCAATGGTTTTTGTTCTGTTTGGGTTGTTGGTTAGTGCCATTTATCTTGCCAGTATGAAAACATCTATAGAAGAAGCTCCACCCTGAGCATCTAAGACTACAGCTCTTATATTAGTGGCCACACACTCACAAGTGAGTATTCCAGGCCCTCTTAGTACATCTCCTTTATCAAACCAGCTAATACCTGAGTCAGGAGAAATCTCTAAGCCAATTCTATAATTACCCTGTTCTCCTGACCTTTGCTTAATATAGGTAGTTATCTTAGTCTGGGTGGTGAGAACCATGGAAGCAGCTACTGCTCCTTTATCATTAGCATCTAAAACAGCCATTTCAATACTCCGTCACATAAACTGTAGGGGTTCCGCTATCTGCTATAGCACTGATTGGGCCGGTGTAGATATTATCAGGCGGCATTTCCCATTCTGTAACACCTTTCTCTTTTTCGTTTAAGAATATACCCTTCTTGATGTCGTCCACACTATCCTCCTGGAGCTTTATCCAACAAGCCTTATCAGAGAAGTTGTTAGTTACATGAAAAAATATTCTATCCGGGTTAGCAGGCGCTATCTCAACACTTGATGAAGAATTAAGTGCAATCCCCGCATTAACAGAAGCCTCGGTGTTAACATTAACATTACCTGCCTTAGTGAGAGTCATTAGTTAGTTACCTCTAAAAATTGCACAATAATGGAAGGGGCTGCAACCGCATTGCTGGAAACCGCTCTTATTCTTACATCAGTTTTTTCTGGCAAAGGAATAGGAGATGCTGCAAAGGATATCGAGTTCGTGTTTTGGTACAGAGATGAAAGAAACAATGTTCTGAATAGCTGACTAGTACCATCGGTAATTTGATATTCAATCACCACATCTTCATTCTTATTGATCTCTTCATAAACAAAGATAGGAAATGCTGTTACACCTGCTGGCACTGTGTAATGACAGTCTTGATCATTGTTATTGCCAGTAAGCGCTATATTTCTTGGGTTTCCTGCACTAGAAACTTGTAGAGTTATATCTCCTTCATTTTCATCAGAGTCACCTGCTGTCGCTACCACAATACTGCGCGGTCTAAAGGCATTAGTGGCCACCATTGCAACAGCAGTGGTGCCATTCAGAGCGACTATCTCTTCTTGCCTAACATGGTTATCATCGAGATAGAATACAGTCACTGTTCTAGCGCCCGTTCCTGCTGCTGTATCATTGACACTGGTGCTGACTAATTCCCATTGCTCACCAGCAGTGGGGTAAATTAGCTTACCACCTACTCCCCATATATCTTCTTGAACAATTCCTACGGTCGGATTTCTAGCTATTAAGGTGAAGATAGAATGATCAGATATATTGCCCTTTGCCACTTCAAGATAAAAATTACTTGAATTTACATCTACCTTTGTTTCACCATTTGGCAACGTTTTAATTGGCGCAATATATGCAGGGGCTAAACTACCCATCATAGACTCCTATTGTGCGCTAACTTGCTTGATAATAACACGGTAAGCAACGGCTACATCGGTAGCTGTTGGCACTATTTTGATTTCTAGTGGCAATCCTGTGAAGCTTGCTCCCTCTGAAATACCATCTGTCAAAGCGGATCCGCCTGTTTTACCTGCTGCTAGAGAACCATTATCAGATATGGCTTTAAAACCACCATCCTTATCTGTTTTAACGTGTATCTCAAAAGTTCCCGTAGTGGGAATAACTGGTGAACCATCTAGACCATCTAAACTAATTACATCCACAAAGTTATTGGCTGAATTGGGATCTATTTTCTGCGATTGAACATCATCTTGGTCAAAAGTAATTGTAGCGGCTATTAGTGCCTCTTTTTCAACTCTGCGAACTGTCATGATAACTCCTTAAATTAGTTAGGTTTCTCATCTTTTAAATCATCCTTATGTGAACTTCCACCCTCTGGATCTTTAATGCCAAAATCATCAAAATCAGTTTCGTCTATTTCAATCTCATCAAGCCCTACAGCCTTAAACGCTGATTTTGCAATCACCTCATCGGCTCCGATTGATGCCAATGCTTCAACGGTTGATTTAAATGCTGATGCTTTATTGTTCGTTGATTCAGATGATTCCTTCTCGCTCAGCGATGATTGAACAGACCAAATAACTTCAGCATCTTCAGGCAATTCTAAGATTCCTGCTTCATTCATTATTTCCAGGGCGTCTAGTAAATATATTGTGCACTCTTGATCTTGTCGATCAAGAACAAGCGCGTTCCAAGTTGCTTTATCTTCTGATCCTGTGACAGTGCCACCGGCCTTGGTAGTTAGTATCCTAACGGGAATACCTGTCGTTCCTGCAACTTCTTCAACACAGATATCAAATGGATCTCTTGGGCTTGCCATTTGAGGCTGTAACATGTTTGCTTTCATATTATTAAGCCTAAGAACATCTTCTAGGCCGTTTTGGAAGTCCTCAACATTTTGCTTTAGTGCTGCCTTGGATTCTGCGTCCAGTGCTACTTTAGCGCCTTCATTGGTTTCAAGTGCTAATTTTTGCCTGGAGTTTCTAAAATATGATTCGCCGCTACTTCCTCTTATCTTTTCTTTGTCTGTGAGCGCATTCCATGGAGCCTGTAATGAACTGGTTCCTTCTATTGATGAATCTAGCATTCCCTCTGCAAGATGCACTATTCTGGAATAATGGACATTACGACTAATTATTTGTGTTTGCTTTCGCTTTGAACCATCAACATCAATTGTTTGGAGTTGGTAAAGGACAGGCAAGCCAAATCTGGGAGATGCTGGATCTTTATCCGTTTGAACTATTTCAATGCCATCATAACTATAGGGATTGAAGAACATTGAGTTAAAAGAATCTTTCTTAGCAGAGCCAATAGGCTTATCTAAATCTTGGTCGTCTGCAACGCCAATAACCAATACTGAGAAATTACCAATGCGATTCAGGATGTCTGCTCTTTCCATTGCCCTGAAGAACTTTGCTTTCTTTAACGCTTTAAGTTCATCTTCCAATATTTCATCATCACCATCTTTAATGGTTGGCATATCTCGCCAGCAGGCTTTAGCGACTTTAGCAACAACAGTATTGGCAATGCCTCCTCGCTTATACATTCCCAGATAGTCGGCATAATCTAAAAACTCACCGTAACCAAACAATTCGTTGAAATTTCGCTTCCCATCTGGAGATATCCCAAACAGACCGCCTGAACCTAATCGACGGCTAAGTGTTCTAACAGTATTGAGTATTGCACCAAAATAACTATCCGCATGTTGAGTGTCTTTATTTAGGACAATTAAATTAGAGTCTTTCTTTTTCCATGGTGTCCACATATTTATTTTACCAATCAAAGGTGCCGGCGGTTGCCTGTAACTCCTGTGGAGCATAACACATTATAAACCCATCTGAAATATTAGGTGATTTTTGCCCTGTTCGCTTCTCCATTGCTTTTTTGTCTTCAACTTTCTTTTTGCTGTTGACTCCAGACTTAACCCATAATGCACATGACAGTTCCTTAACAAGCTTATTGAATAAAAAGTCATCTTCTATATCAATGCTTATCATATCGTCGGGATCAATATCAGTCTCACCCAGTTTGACGAATCTATAAGTGTTATAGAGTTTTTGAGCCACTATTCCATGCGCTTGGGCTTTGGGATTTGAGTACTGTTCACCCCATGTTTTCCCAACACCTGGAATATCATCACCTGACCAAACAACACTACCTCCAGCATCAAAAGGAAAGATAACTTTATTCTCTTCAATGTCTTTGGCAATAACTGCGTTTCTTTTTTCCTGCTTAGTTGATTCTTTATTGTTAATTGTTTCATTAAGCTCATCGATTGCCAAATCCTTTTTATCATCAATGAATACTGATACACCATCACCAAGACCGCCACATGTATCATAGACGAATTTAACTGCATGGTTTTCTATTGAGTGATCATAAGCTCTATAACTGGCTTTTCTTAGGTCGTCTGATTTAAGCCATTCATCAATCATTTTTACAATATTGCCATCAGCGAATACAACGGCGTTATTGTCTTTACCCTGGCCTGATGGGTCGTAGGCAACAACTTTATCACCTGTATGGGTAAATTCTTCGCGCTTGCTCGCAAACCTTGCTGCCCTTACCCATTCTCGATCAATGATAACATCGTCAGAAGCTGATTTAGGCTTACCCTCCCAATCATGTTCATGGTCTTTTAATGGCCTGGTTTTTAATGAGTGTTGTCTTTGTCTTTCGAGATGAGGAGGGAAATATTTATTATCACGCCAATTGGCTAATATGACTACTGATAAAGGAGGAGGATTAACAACAAATCGCTGATATGTATCGTCTAGTTCATCTTCAGGATTAAAGATGATTATGATTATAGGACTTAACCCTCTATTGCCAAAGGCTTTACGAGGCCTTATTGATGGGAGTAACTTTTCCCATGAATTTTTAGATATTCCATCTGCTTCTTCACATATCAATATATCAACATCACATATTGACTTAAGATTTTTAATGTTATTTTTTATGCCTTTGAATATGAATTTTGAACCATTTAACCCAACAATCTCTTTCTTTGTTATGGTGAAAAAATGGTCTAATCCTCTATTTGTTATTGCGCTTTCTATTTCTTCTTTTATAGACTCATCGATTGAAACTTGATATTCCCTTGCACATAAAACCCTTACTGGCCTTAGTGATGCCTCAACAACTACAGCATCAAAAACTGTCCAAGTCTTTGCGCTTGCCCTTCCACCATATGCAGTAAAGTATTCTTTGTTCTCCTGGAAAACTGTTCTTCTTGCTAGTATTTCGAGTGGATCAGTGTAGAAAAAGTCTTGGAATACTTCTTGAGGCCGCCAATCTAGGTTATTTTTTACTGCTGAAGCTACTTGATTCATTTTTCATCTATTTTATCCACGCCTGCTGTAATGCTATCCCATGGCGTTAAGTTTTCACCGTCTTTAATGGTAAAGTTTTCTGAGAATGCGCCTATCTCTATATGTTTGCCAATTAACTCAAGGTTCTTGGTTTTATCAGGCCATTTAATCTTTTTAACGATTGATTCAATATTTTCGTCTTTGTTAGCTATCACCATTAAATCTAATCCTGATATTGATATTCTCCATTCCTTGGGCCATTCAGAGAGCAATTTAAATTCACTTAGATCATCATTCATGATATCGAGAATATCTAATTCATCAATCTGCTTAAGTCTTTTTAACACATATTGAGCATCTAGCTTACTTTCTTCAAGGGCTGGTTTTTGGAGTTCTGCCAGCCTTTTCATTATGGAAGGTTTAGAAAGGTTTTCGGTTGCAATGACTTTAGCTGTTTTTTTACTGTATTTTGCTCTGATGGCGGCTTGAGTTCCGTTCAAGCCTTTGATGTATTCCTGGCAGAACTTTTCTTGCTTGGCGGTTAGCTTTCTCATTATCTTACGGCTCTGGCTGTTATTGCTTTGTCGATTACTTTTTTCACTTTATCCCAATTAGGTTCTATCTCAACATCAATAAATGTAGTGCAAATATATGACATAAACATAAGTCCAGGCACATATAAATATCTGAACCACCAAGCCATTTTAACTTCTACTATTATGCATGATTCTTTAGCCATATTCTTAACAACTATCCGCTTTTACATCTAAACAGAATTCGCCTTCTAATGAATCCGTTCCGACTACATCATAAATTAAATGGTATATGTCTTTATCGATAAGTCC